CAATGTATTGTAGAAACGTCATGTAATAGTCCGTCTGTTTCGCAATCAAAGACGAGCATTTGTTTTCCCGACATATGTTTTGTCCTTAAACTTAGCTTTCTTTTTTGCTTGTTTTGTAGGTGGGTTTGGTTTTTTTAAATTGTCCAGCTCAGAAATCTGTGCTGGGATTGAAAATTGGGTTCGTAGTTTCATTGAATTTACAGGTGGTTTTGTCGTATTTCAATTGAGCAGCTACGCCTGTCTCTCCTGAGTATCTATTCTTTAAAACTCTTAATGTCGAGACATCATCGGGATTCTGCTGATTACGCTCTAGAGCTAAAACTGTATCAGACAATTGAGAAATTGAAGCACTTCCACGAAGCATTCCAATTGATACCTTTTGTCCGTCTTCTATTGCTTTATCTCCTTGAGCTCTTCTTAAGTGAGAAACTAAAAATAATTTAATTCCTGTTCTTTCAACCAGACTCCTTAAGTTAGTCATGGTTTGATCTATCATTCTTCTCTCATCTCCATCTAATCCACTGAGCAATATACTCAAATGGTCGAGGAAGATTACTTTTATATCTAAGCCCAGAGCCATGTATTCGATACGACTGTAGATAATATCCGCAGATAAGCTACCAAAATGGTCGTATAGATAAAGGTTCCAACCATTGATAGTGGAATCGTAAGCATCTTTAAGGGTGGTGTATTCGTGTTCTCCAAGGTGTAGGGCTTTACCTACAGCTACTGACATAAGTCCTAAAGCTGTTCGCCTGTTAGATTCTTCTAATGCGATGTAACCAACCTTAGTTCCTGTGTTTAACAACTCAGTTGCAAGTTGTCTACAGAAAGTACTCTTACCTTGACCAGTCCCTGCTGTTATGGTAGTCAACTCTCCATAGCGTATGCCATGAGTCATAGATTGCAGTCCAGGAAAGGGATATGAGTGATTACAAGGTGGACTGGGAGTAGTTACTTGTTCTAATAACGACTTACCATCAACGATACCATCTGGTTGGTAATCTTTCGCATCCCAGATAGCCCTGCGGATAGCTTCCGAATCATTGGCTTGGAGTGCATCTGACGCATCTTTGTATTCTTCCAATCTCGCAATTTTGACCTTGCCCAACGGGAGGATGGATGCTGCTTGTTCGACAGCTCTTCTTCCGGCATCGTCATTGTCGAAGAATAATACAATTTCCTTATATCCCTGTAAGAAAGGGATCTGTTTTTGGATGTCCTTCTTAGCGGACGCTGCACCATGTGGTAAGGAGACCATCGGCCATTTTTCCATCGCTTCATAGCAGCTCGCAGCATCTAGTTCACCCTCAGTAATAACAATACGTTTACCAGTAGTAGGGAAAAGATGCTGACCGAATAGGGTATCAGTGGAAATTCCTTCATATTTAAAGTTTTTTAGTTTGTCTTTGGTCTTAAATCCTTGAAGTTTTCCAGAACTGTCGAAATAAGGGAATCGTAAATGTGTCTCGTCTCGATAGATTTTGTACTTTTCGCAAGTTTTTTCACTAAGTTTTCTTTTTTGCAGCCTTTGGGCTGATCCTTTAAAAGTGACATTTGAATCCATGTGATGAGTGTGGGTGTGTTGTTGCCCATCTCCAGTCTTCCTAGTTTGACAACTGAAGCAGAAGGTATGACCATCCGTATACACAGCTAGTGCATCGGATGAGCCACAATCTGGACATGGGTCGTGTCTAATAAATTCGCTTTCAGTCATGTCAGCCAATCAATTGGTATGGCGTGAAAAGCACACCATTTAATTCCATATCTCTGACACCACTTTGAATAGGTTGTCTTTGATTTTTTACTGATTTTTTTATAAGGGTCTTGAAAGACCAAACGTAAGTCTATACCTGGATTCTCGGCGATTACCTGTCTAATCTTACGTCTATCTTCTGGTTTCCAATAACCCTTAGTTTCTAGTATTACACCATTGTCTAATACAAAGTCAGGTGTGTATTTATGTTGAATTGTATAAGGAAAACTTTTTCCCTCATACTCATAGTCCACACCTAACTCACCTAAAAGATCAGAGACTTTCTCCTCTAATCCTGACTTAAACATTAGAAGTCATCATCAGGAACAGGTGATTCATCCTCAGCTGGAGTTACATTTGGGTCATCAGCCTTAAAACCAGCTGTCTTACCAAACAATTCGGCTACGCCATCCTCATCTAAATCACCAGTATCAACTCCAGCTCCTGTCTGTATAGACACTATCTGTATCCCAGATAACTTAAGAGATGTTCCATAAGTAGTACCATCACGCATGATGTAAGGTTTTTGATGGAATCCAATTTTAACTTTAGATCCTTCATATATGGGTACATCAGTATTAGTTATAGGAGTTCCTTCTGTATCTACAACAGGTGGTCTTTTATCTTCAGCCCAAGAGAACTTAACAATAAACTTACCTTCTTCTACCTCCTCCCATGGAGTAGGTTTAAGGGTAGCTCTCTTTGGATTCTTTAGCTTTGACTCTGCCCATTTAAGACAGTCAGCTCTTTCAGTCTCAAGTATATCTACTAACTCCTGACTGACAACAGCCTTTAAGGAGTAGCCAAACTTACTTGGTCTTAATATCGCCTGATAACCCTCAAGGGTTACAGGATCTTTAGTTACATGTATGTTTTTCATTAACAGAAAAAATAAGTGGATTTAATAACCGACTCTGGTTTAAGATTACCAATAATCGGTGGTTCAGTCTTTGCTCCAATAGCTTGTGCAAAGTCTTTTAAGAAATCATGTTCTGCAAATAGATGCATGTATGTATCTCTTACGAGTGTGGATAGATTAGTCATGTCAGTAGCTCTACATAGGACTGAATCATGTATTAAAGCTATAGGTGCATTGAATTTAGTAGCACTTAGATGTAACAAGCTCGCATCCAATGAGTGGATTAAGTTTGGAGCTGTTGCATTCTTATGATGTCTAAGGTCTACACCAGTCTCAGCATCTAAAACTTTTATTCGACAACGACCCATCAATTGTAGTTCAACATTCTTGTGATCATACTTCATAAGTCTTTGATTAACCCTGAAGCCTGATGGAGTTGTCCATGCAATACACTGAGCTCCATCCTTAATAGCATTAGCTACCTCAGACTCTATCCATCTCATAACCCTCATAGGTCCTGGTACGACTACCTCCATGGCACTTCGTACTGCTTTAACTATTTGGGTTAGCTCTTCATTTTCTACTTCAATATCAATATCTTCAAAAGCATCACGAATATACTGTCTATTACTAAAAGGTTTAGCGTTGTAGGGAATAGTCATCACACAACGTTTAGTCTTTTTTCTATCCCAATAAGGTCGTAACCTTTCTGGTATATCCTTAATGCTTTCCTCAGCTATTACTGCGTAAGCATCTTGAGGTTTATCGTTTGGTACAACATTAACTAAACAAGCTGTACTCTTATCTCGTGCCAGCCCTGCCAATATTTGGAGTCCTGAGCAAGTCGCATCGGTTGCAACTGGTAGACCAGTAGTAGGTCTATCGCAGACCATACAGCAATGAAAGTATTCTTCACATGCAGCTAAGAATTGGAATGGTTCATCAGCTGCTTCCCAATCTCCTATGTTATTAAGAGGATCAGTTGCTACTCGTTTAATTAATTGTATGTTTTCTGGTTTATCTACCCAAGCTAACCTCTCCTCCATAGTCGCTTTATCGAGACCATAAGTAGTGGATACTTGGAAAGCTAACCACTTCATCCCGTCCTCAGTTATAGGTGCTTCATCTGCAAACCTAATTAAACTTTTTCCAAAGTCTGTGTCTTGAGGTGTTAAGAAGCTTGGTATAGGATAAGCTCTTCCACGATAATCAAATGACCAAGGTATGTAGTAGTTCTTATCTTTAAACTCTCTAACACAATTCATTGTCATTCGAGTTCTACAAGAAATCCTCCATTCATTAGCATTCTTATTACGTGCTATAGCTTTGTCCTTCCTCCATTGTTTCCTTGTCTCGTCATTAGTATCAATGTCGAGTGGTTTAGGCGGGTCAGGATGATTTATAACAGGACGAAATTTTCCTACCTCTATTTCTCTTTCCTCTAGGTCTTCTGCAACCATTACTATGAATGGATTTAAACAGTATTTTACCTTCTGTATTTCATTAAGGAATTGATAGGTAGTTTCCCCCTGTATACGTAGGGGTACCCCTCTCCTTACCATCTCATGGCATTTAGTTAAATCATTTAGATAATAACCACCATCATGTAAGGGTGACCAATCTCTTGGTTCAATAAGCATCGGCCATGCTAATGGACTGAATAACTCAGCTAATCGGATGATTTCTTCCTTGTTTTTGTGGAACTTTTCTGTAGGTACTACAAACTGCTGTGTTTTACCACGATGCATAGATAACTCCCTTTCAAACCATTGAGATGACTCCATAAGACTATCTAAAAACCACGTTCCTACCTTGATACGTTCAATTCTGTTCCAAGGTTTCCATGGTTCTAAATCTTCTTGCTTATTCATCAAGGTTGTCATGGATTTAGCTTTGTAAGCTGTACCCTTGGCTTGATGCCAATAATTCTTCTTTAATGTCTCAAAAAGCCCTGGTGCACTGGATTCATAGTATCTCATCTGGCATTCAGCCTCTAAAGCTGACCCGATAGCTTGTACTACATTTGCTACCTTGCTATTGTCCTTGCGAGGGGAGAAGATTTTATCGAAGGTTATTTTAGAAGTTATTGCAGCTTGTGATTCAGAGTCAAGTGACAATAAATAAGGCAATAACTGTATTAAATGGGCTGCACCTTTAACGGCGACCTTCTTTCTTTCTTCCTTTTTTTGTTCAATAGATTTTACTAAATAGGGCAAAAGGGTTTCTATTGATGACGAACCAAAAACTGTGGCAGAAGCATAGTCCTTGTCTATTAGCTTTTTAGTATTAGACCTAAACCGCTCCAAACCACCTTTAATCTGTTTTCGTTCAAACCTCTCTTGCATCTCTAAATCAGCTGCTGTAGGCATATGATGAGTGTGTAAAGGAATGTGTTACTTAGTACTAGGTATTGTGTTGCTAGTATCTGCTAATTGTTGAAACATTAATTCAACTATCTCGTCCTTATGTGGATGAGTTTGAATCTGCTTCAAGAGTTGAGCAGATCTGCGGGAATAAGTTTTAGTGTTCATTGTTAAAATCAATAGGTAAATCTGATGGTTTGAGATGGTACATGCCTTCCATAGTACACATGTATATCTCCTTGTTTTCTCGCATACATTTAGTTATGCAATTCTTCGCACCTCTTTCGGTGTTATAGAACTTTTCTGTATACTTTCCGTCCTTATCCTTCATACGGATAATGGCATATACAGACTCTGGAATCTCATACCCGTATATTTTCCAGTCTTCTAACTGTTCATACGGCATAGAGATAAAGTACTTATCTGGTGTGTTACGAATCGCTTCGCAATTATTAGGGAAGTACCTCTGTCCTTTATTAGGTTTACGTCTCATAGTGGGTAACTCCCTGTAATTGGTTTTACATCAAGTAGCTCAAAACCCCTGGTATCACACCAGTCCTTGGCTTTCCATGCTGCATCTTCATGGTCGTCAGCATCCATAAGATGCCAACGCCAATCAGACCAATGTGGAAGTACTTTAAATTCAACTTGATAAGGTTTCATAATAAGTACCTGTGTTTAGTTTACAAATTTTCTAGGATTTCTTTTAATTTCCACCATTCAGCAGAAAGATAAACAACTTGATTAAGTTGCTTTAAAAGAGATTCCCTAGTTGTTGATGGGTAGAAAGTCATAGTTGTCCTTGTCTCCTTGCTTGTGTGTCCCTAAGTGTAGGGCGTAGGTTTGGTAATTGTGGCTCAGGTTTTAATGAGCTAACTAAGATGTCCATTCTCATGGCTTTATCTTTAATACTCTCTAACTCCTTGAGTACATCTTGAAAAGATGAGGAGTGGTCGAGATTAGGGTTAGAAGCCCATGCAATTGCATAAACTTCAGAAACAAATTGTGTTTGATTCATTGTCAATAAAGCCTCACTCGGTGTGAGGCAATTGCTAGTGGCGGAGTCGAACCGCCCTTGAGCCGTCTAGCTTTTGTCTTCTTCCTTGTTAGTAAAGACAAGAGTGCATGATGTTGTAGTCATAAGACTGTCAACTGTTTCCCATTCAAATGGGCAATCATTATCAAGTAACCACTCGTATAGTTTTGATTGGTTCATAGTTAGTTAATTTTGTGTGGCATCTCTTCCCAGATTAGCCAATCGTTTGGCTTAGGTGCTAACAAATAACAATCTTTATCACTTGTTAGGTATGCCTCGATGAG